TTAATGTAAATGGAAACATTACGATTGGTGGAACTGGTGCAACTCTCTTTACAACTGAGTTTAAAGTTTTTGATCCAGATATTGTTCTGGGTTTTAGAACTGATGGTAGTGGTAATGATATCTCAACAGATAATACAGCTAATCACGGTGGTATTGCAATTGCATCCACTGAGGGAACTCCTCTGATTTCTCTTTATGATGTAGGTGTTGGTGAAACAAATCCTGCCACATATAAGAAAATTATGTGGTTTAAGTCTGGAACATTCTCTGGATTAGGTACTGATGCTTGGATAAGTAATTATGCAATTGGCATTGGAAGTACTCAAGTACCTAATGGAGTTAGACTTGCTGCTGGTTCAGTTAAATTTACTGAAAATGACTTATCCGTTGTAAGAAATATTAATGCAACTGGCGTTGTTACTGCAACATCATTTAGTGGTTCTGGATCATCATTAACTGATGTCCCGATTTCTACAGGTATTTCTGGACTTGGTGCAAATGTAGCAACATTCTTAGCAACACCTTCATCATCAAACTTAGCATCAGCAGTTACCGGTGAGACTGGTTCTGGAGCATTAGTATTTGCCAATACCCCAACATTAGTTACTCCCGATATCGGTGCTGCTACAGGAACTTCTTTGAGTGTTTCGGGACAACTTGTTTCAACTCAAGCAAACTCCACAACAACTGGTGGAGGACAGATATACTTGAATGGCGCAACAGGTAACAGAATTGACTTCAATATAAATGGTGTTGCTGCTCCTGCATTTGGAACAAGAAGTGCGGGAACAAAGATAGCTTTATATCCAGGCCTTGGTGCTTCGAGTGCAGACTATGCACTAGGTATTGAAAGTAGTACATTATGGTCTTCTGTTCCCACTACTTCACAACAATTTAAATGGTATGCAGGAACCACCAACGTTGCAACTTTAACGGGATCTGGAAACTTATCATTAACAGGAAACTTAACTTCTAGTTCCGGAACTCTAGGATCAAATGGCACTGGAAATAGAACAGTTCAAGCCGGAGGATCTCCTAGTGGAGGTTCAGATGGTGACATCTATTATATTTACTAAGGAGATAAAAAATGTCTTGGATTCCCACTAATTTACCCGAACCAACAAAGGAATATAATAATTTACAATCAAGTAAAAGATATTTGGTTGATGAAGAAATTGAAAAAAAACATCCAGGTTGGAAATATGACAATGGAGCTCTAGTTTGTGATGAATATCTTTTCAAAAATAATGGATGGCAACTAATAGTTGATAACTATCCAACAGATTCTTCTGGAAAAATAGTTGTAAGAAATCCATCAAATCTTTGGATTAATAGTTCTGAAAATAATACTGTAGAAGTAACTTATAAAATTTATACTATACTTGATGATGAATCTGTTGATTCGGATAATTTAAAAACCAAAACTTTAAAAAATCAATTAGATTGGTCATATAATGAAGAAGATTTGACGGTAACAAAAACTTATGAAATTACTTATTATACTGATGAAGAACTTAATCAAAAAAAACTTTTTGATCTAAGAACAGCCAGAAATATTATTTTGGGCAGAACTGATTATATGATTACACTTGGATATGAAAAAAATAAGACAATATCCCAAAAAATGAAAGATTACAGACAAGGACTGAGAGATATTACTGAAACAATAGATTTGAGTAAGGTTACTTTTTCTGATATTAGATCAGAAAAATGTTTCCCAGCACATCCACCATTGGAGGAAATATATGACGCTTAATGTTAGGAGTTCTTCGGTTTGGAGAGGAATTGCAGATGTATATGTAAAAGTTTCTGGAGTTTGGAGGACTATTCAGCAAGGATGGATTAAACAATCTGGAGTATGGAGAAATTTTTATGTTGCAGCTGAACCTGCAGAATATGTAATTTTTGGTGGAGATAGTGCTCCCACTACTGGAACTCTCACAGATCTTTCCGGATACACAACTATAAAAATTGGAGGGGTTGCTGCAGGAGGAAATGGAACTCCAAATCATCCGGGAGGATGTTGCCCCGGAACAGGAGCTGGGGGTGGAGGGGCCGCGAATATTAGAGGTAATAGTTTTCCTGTTCCAGGAAACTCTATTTCTAGTATCTATTATGAAGTAGGTGGTACAGGAACATCCGGAGATACTTATGTTAAAATAAACGGACCAAGTGGAACTGATTTAATTAGATTTGTGGCAGGATCTCCTAATCCCAACCAAACTGCAGGTGCTGGAGGACCAAGTGCTGGAGGTGGTCCAAATTGCATAGCAGGTTCACCAGGAGCTCCTGGAGCAGATAGATATGGTAACGGTCCGGCAGCAGGCCCTAGTTCTGATGGAGGAACTGCAGGTGGAGGAGGTTCTGGTGGAGCAGTTGATAATTTTAGACCAGGAACTACTGGAGGTTCAGGAGGATCAAGTAGTTTTTCATTTTCAGCACCTACATTAATGACCACAATCGGAACTGGTCCTGCGCCAACAACTTGGTCAATAGGACCAGGTGGGCCACATGCTGGTGGTGGAGGTGGTTATGGTTCTACATCAAACACCACTAACGGAACAAATGCTGGTAGCGTTTTATGGGCTGAAGGTGGTGGTGGATCTGGTGTGTATGCACCACCAGGTAGCGGTAATCCTGGATCAGGAGGTGCAGGTGCGGGTATTAGGTGGAATGATCCTTCAAACCCCACAAACAATGGAAAGTTTTTTGGTGGAGGAGGAGGTGGATTGGGTTCTTCAGTTAACCCACAAAATGGAAAAGGAGGAAAAGGATTCTTAATTATTCAATTACTAACTTCATAATAATATTAATATGATAACTGAAATTTATACTGGTTCTGAGGCTATTTCTATAGCAGATAGAAATACTCTTGAAGATATTTTTACATCTGATCTATTTCCTTGGTATTATAACCCAACCACCATAGGGGATAATAAAATTAATAGATCTCAATTTACTCATAGAATATATCTAGATGATACTGTTTGTTCTGATCATTATTCTCTAATACATGATATTTTTTCTCGAAAAATACCCGAGTTTGAGACACATAAATTGACTAGAATTAAAGCAAATTTAAATATAGCTCATTCAAATAGAAGGACACTTCCTCCCCATAGAGATTTGGATGGGAAAGAAGGCGTAATTTACATTTATTATGTAAATGATTCTGATGGATCAACTATTTTGTATGATGAGAGAAAAAAAATTAAAGTATATCCAAAAAAAGGCAAACTTATTAGATTTCCTGCTACTACATGGCATACAGGAAATGTTCCAAGAAAAAATGATAGAAGAATAGTTATTAATTTTGTATTTGAACCTTTAACATAGAATCTCCAACTCCAAATTCTCCTACAGGGAATAAGTTAAAAGCAATAGATATTCTTTCTGGATCTTTATAGTTAGTGCATATTCTATGTTGCAGATAACTTGGAAAAATTATCAGATGATTTTTTCTTGGATAAATTGGCCATATTCTAGAATTATGAATATTCCATTCAACTGGATCTTCCAACATAAATCTTTGAGCATTTGGTCCATAACCAAATTGTAGAGGGGTATTCATATTGTCAAAGTAAAAAACCCCACTATACATTGAATTGCAGTGATTATGATATTGTCCAAAAGATCCTCTTAATGATTTCGTAGCCCATGAGGTTGTAATTTCAAAAGTAGAGTGATATTGTTTTAGAATGTTGTCTTTGTAATGGGTATTGAAATAATCTAGAAATATTTTTTTCTCTTTGGTAAATTTTTTAAAAATATATCTATTTAATGAAATTTGTTGATTATATGCTAACTCAGAGGTTATTGGCTTGAACTCTAGATTTTTAACTTGTTCTTTAAACTCTGTAAAATCTTCTTCTACTTCTATATCGAGAACTGTTGATGGGAAAAGAGGATAAATTTCATGAGATGTCATATTATTAGATCAATTTAATCCAATTATAACATAAATTGACATTACTTATCAACATCATATATAATAACACTGAATACATTATTCAAATATGGCATTTCAATCAATTTGGTACTTTACAAACCTACCAGACAAGATCGTAGATATTATTGAAGAAGATCTTGCAGAAAACTTTGACCCACAACTCCAAGATTCCAGAGTTGGTGCTGGTGATTATGGAACTGTAGATAAAGATAAAAGAAACGCAAAAAACGCCTGGGTTCCCACAAATCACTGGGTTGCAGGCTTTGTGTGGCATTATGTTCAACGAGCAAACCGTGAGAACTTTTTATATGACCTGACAAATATTGATGGTGAATCACTTCAATATACTGTGTATGGGGAAGGTGAGTATTATGGTTGGCATAATGATGCTGGACTTGCTTCTCACTACAAACCAGTTTCTGCAGGTAATCGTGGAACTGGTGAAGAAATTGCTTCAGATTTCATTAATGAAAACTGTGAGAAAGTAAGAAAGTTGTCTTTCAGTTTGCTTCTTTCTGACCCAGAAACTTATGAAGGTGGAAACTTACAACTTCTTTCGGAGAATGGGAAATCTTATATTGCCCCAAGGCAAAGAGGAACGATTATTCTCTTTGATTCTCGTACACAACACCGAGTTCAGAAAGTAACTAAAGGTGTTCGTAAGAGTTTGGTTGGTTGGACTGTTGGACCTCGTTGGAAGTGAGTTATGGCAGAAGAAATGACACAAGAACAGATTGACTGGCAAGAAAAAGTCAATTCTGGTACATCACCAACAAATAACGAAGAGTTTGATAAGAACGGATATCTGGTTCTAAGAAATCTTTGGGATCCGAAAGATCTTTATTCAGACCCACCAGTAATCAAAGGACAATACAATTACTTTGGAAAGGTTGATAAGTTCAATCACATCCCAGTAGAAAATCAAGTAGAAGGTTCAACTTCAAGGTATTATTGGCCTCCTTATAAGTTTGCTCATTCTCAAATTCGTCTCAAACTTGAGGAAGCAATTGGTAAGAAACTTTATAATACTTACTATTACGATAGGTTTTATAATCCAGGACAAGCACTGACAAATCACGCAGACAGACCAGCTTGTGAGATTTCAGTAACAGTTCATATTGGTTCTAATATCAGTACTCCTTGGCCTATTTGGATTAAGACACCAGATACTTATGATGATGCCAAAAAGAGAACTTTGGTTATAAAAAAAGGTGAAAATCGTTCAGTGATCTTAAATCCTGGTGATGGTATGATTTACAAAGGGTGTGAGAGACCACACTGGAGAGATCCAATGCCAACTGAGTATCGTAGAACTTGGTATGGTAAGAAGGTGGAAAAAGAAGGTTTATATTATCATCAAGTCTTTTTCCATTATGTTCTTGCTGATGGTACAAGAGCCCATTGTGCTAATGATATGGCATCATAAAGTGACTAAAGTTTTGTGAATGAAAACATTACTGATATTTTGATTGAAGCAATTGAGGATCAGCAAGAGCAAATAAATAGTCTCAAGGAAGAAAATCAATCTTTAAAAAATAAACTTTATTATGAATTTTGTAAAACTTGCATTGGAAAGTAAAGGCAGCATAAAGCCTTTACTTATTAACCCAGAAGATCTTACAGGACCATCAATTACAAATCCTTCTGTCTTTGTTTATCAAAATAAGATATTAGTCAATCTTCGCAATGTAAATTACACTTTATATCACTCAGAACTCAATAGATTTGAGCATATGTGGGGTCCGTTGTCCTACATTCACCCTGAGAATGATATGCACCTGCGAACGACTAACTACATCGCAGAACTTGATGACAACTTGGATATAGTTCATTATTCAAAGATAGATACATCTAAGTTTGATACTTACAAACCACAATGGGACTTTGTGGGACTGGAAGATGTTCGTTTAGTAGAATGGAACGATAAGTTATATGGTATTGGTGTTCGCAGAGATTTAGACACCAAAGGAACTGGAAGAATGGAAATCAGTGAACTTGAGATTTCTGGTTCTGAAGTTAAGGAAGTGTTCCGATATAGAATTCCAGGACCACCACCTGATAACGAGTACTGTATGAAGAACTGTACTCCAATCTTAGATAAACCATTTCATCTTTTAAAGTGGACCAATCCAACTTGTTTGATGAAGTTTGATATTACTGGAAAAGAAACAGGGGTATTTGAAACAAATTCATATGCACCTACAAATAATGATTTGAGAGGTGGTTCTCAGGTCATTCCTTATAAAGGTGGTTACTTGTCAATTTTACACGAAACAGACCTTTATAAGAGTGAACAAGGAAGAAAAAACGCAACTTATAGACACCGTTTTGTGATTTGGAATAAAGATTTTCAAATTATTAAAGTATCCAAACTCTTCTCATTTATGAATATGAAGATTGAGTTTTGTTGTGGTATGGCAGAGTATAAGAATGATTATCTCATTACCTTTGGAGCTCAAGATAATGCTGGGTATATTCTAAAAGTTTCTAAGAGTGTAGTGGAGGACTTTATCAATGAGTGAACTAATTCAATTTTCTTTAGATACAGAAAATGCAGAGAAGAATTATAATCTTGCCAAATGGTATGAAAATCAGGGACATACTGCACCTGCACTTACATACTATTTGAGAGCATCTGAAAGGACAGAAGATAAAACATTTGCATATAAGTGTCTAATAAAAGGATATTATTGTTATAATTCTCAAAAATCAAGGGATAATTCTGAAAAAATATTCCTTCAAAATGCAATTTCCCTTCTACCAAAAAGACCTGAGGCATATTTTCTAATTTCTCAATTTTATGAGAGACAAAAGAATTGGCAAGAATCTTACATCTATGCATCATTAGGATTAGAATGTTGTGATTTAGATTTAGAACCATTGGAAGAGAGTAATTATCCAGGAAAGTATGGCCTAATCTTTCAAAAAGCAGTGTGTGGATATTGGTGGGGTAAGGGACAAGAGGCAAGAATTCTTTTCCAAGATTTGATTGATAATTATCAAATGGAAAAACAGTATTATGACCTTGTAGTATCTAATATCACTAAACTTGGTTCAGGTCCGAAAGAAATTGTATTCCGACAATATACTAAAGAAAATTTAGATAAACTCAGATTTAAATTTGATGGTTGCGAAAACATAAAAGAAAATTATTCACAAGTGTACCAAGATATGTTTACTCTTTTTATGCACGATGGAAAGAGAAATGGAACATACCTTGAAGTAGGAAGTGGAGACCCATTCTGGCTAAACAATACTTACTTACTTGAGTCACAATTTAACTGGAAAGGAGTTGGTATTGAGTATAACCAATCTCTATGTGAAAAATATACCAAAAATCGTAAAAATCCAGTTATTTGTAAAGATGCTCACCAAGTTAATTTTAGAGAACTTCTGAACTCTTCTTTTGGCACTAAAGAAATTGATTACCTACAACTTGATTGCGAACCATCAGAATCAACTTATAGAATACTGACATCATTACCCTTAGATGAATATAAGTTTGCTGTGATTACATACGAACACGATTATTATGTTGATGTCTCAAGGACATATAGAGATAAATCAAGGGAGTATTTGAAGTCCAAAGGATATAAACTTGTGGTTTCAAATGTTTCACCAACAACTTGGAGTTCTTTTGAAGACTGGTGGGTTCATCCGGATTTAATTTCCAAGAAAAGAATTAAACAAATTAAAAACAAAGACAAATCTGTTAAAAAAATAGACGATTATATGCTTAGTGGACAGTCATAAAACTGTCACACCCTACCCCTGAAAGACCTTCAGGGGTTTTATAGTAGCCACAGTTCACCAGATACCAATGAGGTATTCCAACCTAGACCGACTGATTTTTGTTGGTAGTTTTATTTGGGTCGCACACTGGGCGACAAAAGTATCTGAAGTCGTCCTTAAGTCTTTGTTCTGATGTATTCCCTTGATATTACGGGATATAATGCCCGTAAGAGACGTGTAGAAGACACTGTGGCTTGGTTTCTTGGGAAATACTTACCACGTCATCACATTCACGTTGAAGTGCTACATAGAGGTCTTCGTAGGGAAGAATCTTATGGGTATTGTTCTGTCTCTGGAGACATTTACAGACCCCGTGAGTTTCTGATTGAAATTGACCCTAAACTTGACCTTGAGCTTTATACAAAGACAATCATACACGAGTTAATTCATCTTCGTCAATGGGTTCAAGGAACTCTGAAAGAACGTAGAGGAAAGATGTATTACAAGGACATTAATTGTGATGACTTAGATTACTGGGAACAACCACACGAAGTAGAAGCTCACTCACTCGAACAGATGTATTACGAAGACTACTTGACGGATACCCATAAGAGTGTGTAGAATACCTTTGTCGAGGTTGATAAAAATATAGGCTCATAAAGCTCATGAAAACAGTAGAAAGACACAAATACGATAAGAATACCATCGTAAAGACAAGAAGATTAATTTTTAATCCTTATGAATATACTGAAAAGAATATGTGTCTTGTTGTGGGGTTGGTTCGTAGGAACTTAACCCCAGATTTGTTGAAAGGTAGAAAGAAACTGATGTATCCTGATGATGTAAAGACTAATCCCTGTTACGGTCATTGCTATCATTCCAGTCAAGCATTATTTTATCTTATGAATACAGACCAGTTAGTTCCAATGAGTGCAGAAGACTACAGAGGAGAAAAGCACTGGTGGTTACAGAATGGTGAAAAGATTTATGATGTAACTGCAGAGCAATATTATACTGTAGGGAAACTACCTCCTTATGCTTCTGGTAAGAAAACGGCATGGTATGGATGGAAAGGAAGACCACAACAGATTTCATTAGATTTGATGGTTAGAGTACTTGGTGAGCGATTAGTGAGTGATGAGACATTCAAGGTCAATTAAAGTTACTTAGCTCTAAAGTGGATCTATAGTGTGAGGGACAAACGGTTCATACCACTTCCTTCACTGCCACACTTGACAATGCTCTTCTGCTTTGTTATAGTAATCACGTTGGAAATTTCCAACACAATGGTTCCGCTGCCTTAAAGCGTGTTCTTTACTTACAATTGTCAATCATGACCACCGTTTCATATTCCGACAACCAGGTCGGTTCTTTTGCGCAAAAAATCCTTGGAATTAAACTTCTAGAGGATTCTAAATTTGCGAAACTTCGTAATATGGTTGAGGATAATCTTGACCAAGTTGAGGTCATTTATCCTGAAGGAGAATGTTCTCTCGATGTTGAAAATTTTGTTGAAAAACAAAAAAATCAAACTAATGAAAAACAAACCTATTCTGTTTCAGTTCCTGTAAATCTTATTGAATATGCTCAAGGACAAATTCGTTTAATTCAACCTAGTTTTTGTGAAGAAAATTTCACAAACTATAAATTTAAAGTAAATTTCCAGGAGTCAGAAACTCCGGTGTTTATCTTTAATGAAAAAACTGGAAGGTTTCAAGTTACTAAAAAACAACATACTACAATGCAAGCTTTGGCAATTGCATCTGCAGTAAATCCTAACATGACGATTAGGGGTCGTGTTGTTGCTTTTAACTCAGATGTTAATCAAGAAGTCCGCGATCTTGAAGCATCTAATATTTTTTACCGAGAGGTAAAATCTATCAATACCACAAAAGATTGGGAAAAACTTGAGCACCGCTGTCAACTTCATGAAGAAAGTGCTCTTCGTACTCGCTCCTTTTATCTGAGTATTCCTGGACTTACTTGGCAACCAGTTTCTCACGCTTATCCATTGGTGCAAAATTCTAAATGCACCATCACAAAAGTTCGTGAAATGGAACGCCTTGTTGGATGGGCTATTAACGATGACCGTCTAGATGTTCTGAAGGAGATTGTTGAATCTCTTTCCACAGAAATCAATTGGGACAAAGAATCAGAATCTAAAGAAATTTCTTCATATCTTGTCAAAGCACTTTATAATTTTGATAAGATTATGGTTCCAATCTATGAAGAAAAAACTGGTGAAACTTTCGATACAATTGAATTTATTCGCTGGTACTTTAAGAACAAAGTCCGTAAACAATCCATGGTGATTGGTAGCACTAAAGATACTAAAGGTGCCTGGCTTCAAGTTCTTCAAGTGTGCAATCGTGTTAACAACTACATGACGAGTGAAGGTTTCGTTGAAGAAGCTTTCTTCACTTCAAAGAACAAATCTTTTGTTCAGTCTGTAATTAACCTCTGCAATGCAAATCGTAAAAAGGGAAACTTGACTCCAGAAAAAGAAATCAAAGGTCAAATTACCGCTCGCTGCGATAGTTTCTAATCCAGTAACCACACTGTCACAAGGGGTCGCTACTGACCCCTTTTTTGTTCTATAATACCTTCAGTTCTTAAAACACCATGCCTACTAAGGTCAAAAAACAACTCATCAATGTTGCACCCAAGAGTTCGAAAGCGAAGAACCGCTTTTCAAATCTGATGGATAGACTTCACGCAATGGAAGTAGAGCAAGAGAATGAAACACAATTGTTTGTAGTTTCTATTAACCACCAATACTGCTTTTGGTTGAATAAGGAAAATGACCCACATTGGAACATTATTAAATAGCTGTTAGTTGGAAAGTTATGGTTGCCTTACTTGCTACAACTGTAATCAGCTGCTCTGATGCTTTTAGGATTATTAATCGCATTGGAAATGTAATCGGACTTTCATATCAACAAAAGATAGAAGTCGTTAAAGTAGTCAGCCAGCACGTTCCTTCCTGTCCTCTGAAAATTATTTCTGATGAAAGACCAAAATCCAGTGATTGATGAAGAATCCAAAGACATAAAGTGGAATCGTGGGTTAGATTTGTTTATTGAATCAGTGCATAAACCTGATAGTGAGTTGCGACAGTGTGCTCACAATCAAAAATGCTACAATGAGTTAATGGAAGTGCGTGCTACTGTGCTAGAATATCTAAAAACAATAAGAAGATGACAGCACAATACATCTATCTCATCATCTTCTTTTGTGTTGGATATTTAATCGTTACAGATCAAAGTGTTGCAAGAGCAGTTGTATTTGTAACTCAAATCCTTAAGAATAAGTTTCTGGTGTTTAAGTGGTGGTTCATTCATAATCCCCGTCTTCCTTGGGCAAAGTATTCAATGTATAGAAACTCTATGAAGATGGCAGAGGATCTAATGAAAGAACTTGAGGGCAGACAATAAACTGTCACACGACCCATTGATTTTTCTGTCAATGGGTCTTATAGTATAAACATTGAAACACCTTTGAAAATGTCTTATTCTGCCGAGGTCAAATTTTCTTTTGACGCCACATTCACGCCCTCTTATAGTTCTTCATTCTCTGATGATGACTTTATCCCAGAAGAACACTATTTGATTACTGCTCCTGCTGCAGATTTGAATGCAAAGCAGTATTTCAAACTGTTTGAGAAGTTTCTGCTGTGTGTTGGTATGAACCCTGCAAGTATTCGTAGTGGTGCTATGTCTCTGGTGTTTAATGAATGGGTTATTGAAGAAGAACAGCGTAAGGTCTGTGAGGAATATGAACTGACAATGAATGAAGACCTCCACAATAGGTTCATTGAGTGGAAGAAGAATGAAGAAGAACTTGCAGAAAAGATTGCAAACTCTGTGATTGGTGCAATGGGAACTGTACTGTCTGAAGAAGAACTAACCAACTTGGAGGAAGGTAAGTGAGTGATAGGTCGCAAGAGTTTATGAGTTTCGTATGGGACCAACGAAACAATCAAGGTGCTGATACTGAAGAAAAACTGGTCGCAGCTATTCTTTCCATTGCTGCCGAATATGTAGTCTCATACAACGCACAGGATGGAAGAGTTGTATTGGATAAAAATGACTTATTGCAACTTGCTGAGGAACTAAAGCAATGAAACTGATTTCTTTTAAACACCGTGAAGATTACGGGCACGAATGGTACGTTCAAGTTCTTCATAACAAATACTGGGCGCTTCTTCAAGCATCCGTTTCTTATAATGATTTTCCGTCGTGGCCCTATATCCAAATAAAATCGGGGATGGGGTCGTTATTAAGTCTTATGGTCTGTGTTTATAAACTGGGATTTGATATTGGTATCTGTGAGCACACTTGGAACTTTGAATACCTTAATGAACTTGATGGTGAGGAAGATGAAAAAACTTGAATTTCGTCCAGTCACAATCACTTATGTGAGGACTATGATGTTCACACCAACAGCAGAAACATTTGAAGACTGGGATGTAGAACCAACACAAGAGAGTGTTTATGACTGGGCAGTAGAAGAGTTTCTCACTACAATAGAAGAAGAAGCAAAGGATGGTGAGTGGAGAAACTTTACCATTATTACAGAAGACCAACCACCAGTAGAAGTTGAATGGGGTGAAGAAGATTATGACTGAACGAGCACAAAAAATCTGGGATACTTACATCAACGGATATTCTGAAGCACTAATGACCCCTGTGGAGAATTTTTCTACTTATTTGGATAATGATAGTAGAAAGATTATTGCTTCTGTTCTCCGTGAAGTCATCAACCAACTCCAACAAAGCCCTGGTGTGATTATGTGTGCTGATGTGTTAGAATTGTGTGAGGAGATTGAAAACTTATGAACTCCAACATCAAAGACAATCTATTCCAAATTCAAGAGGTTGCTAACAAAGCCCTGGAACTTCATAAGAACTCCACAGAACGATTTGGTGGTGTAAATTATGCTAACCTACGAGTGGTGGATGTATGGGTGAAGTATAGTATTCACGAAGAGGATTTGGAGTATGGTGTGCTGATTGAAGAGTGCTCACCAACTGCTTATGATTTACAGGATTATATGTTAGAATACTTGAAAGATAATCTACCTAATAATTTGGGGTGGAGCATTTATGTGGAGTTGGATTGGTAATGACTAAAACACAATCAGCATTAGAACGAGTTATTATTGAACTTGATAGTTGGTGTGATAATTGGACTCCCACATCTTATAATGACCCTCGCATTAGTTTGAGACAGATTGCTGACCGTGCCCGTAATGTTTTAGAACAGGAGAAAACGAATGAAAGCTGCTAATGTTATCTTTTACACTTTGGTGGGTGTTTGTGTAATGGGAATGATTTATAGTAATTCAAAACCAGACAAAACACCACAACATACTTCCACAGTTTCTGGTTCCTCTGGAGAACTTAACTGTGGTACATCTTGCACCACTAAAAATGACCCTTGAAGAAATCCTAGAAGAATACGGACAGGAAGTATTAGATACTTACTACGAACTCTTCCCAGATAAAAACCTATCAAAGTTCCCTGACCGTTTCTGTGGCCCTGTTGGTGATTATGCTGACTTTGTGTTAGACTGTTATCATTCAACTGGTAGTGATGAGTTAGAAAGTATTGAAGACTTTGAGAACGGAGTCTTTCAAGAGTATTACTATTACTGCCACAATACCAACACTGGATTTGTATTTTATAATGAACGATGACTGAACGCAACTTTACCAAAGAACTCTTATACACATATTATAATGATATGGAAGGTGGAGATGATGTTGAGAGTATTGACTATCGTTCTCTAATTCACATTATCACTGAACTTTGTGATAGAATAGAGCAGTTGGAGAAGGACAATGAACTACGGAAATCTTATGATTGGAGAGGGGTATGACTGAAGAAGATAAGTATGCTCTCAAAGAGTTATTCCGTGGTTTTGGTGTATTTGCTGGTGCCTCTGCTGTCTTTATCGTTATTATTCTTGTGCTTTCTTACTTTGCCTCAGGTGGTGAGCCATTGAAACCATCTTTTGAAGTAGTTGATGAATACAAAGGATGTGATGTAGTAAGATATGCTCCACATCAGGCAGCAGAGTACAAGTATTTCCTCTATTGTGAGAAGAATAAATGAATGAAGATATGCCTTGGGTCAATCTCACTCAAGAAGAAATAAAAGAACTTCGTAACAAAAAACACGAACTCACTGAATACGGCAAACAGAGATTGAAAGATCTTATGAATAATGACTTAACCTTTAAAACTAATGGGAAAGAAACATTCAGTATTCCTTCTCAAACTCTTGGAAATCTTACTCTTGGAACCAAAACACCTGAAACTAAACTTGAAGTAAAGGAAATGAGCCACGAAGAGATGTTAGAAGAGGCAGCACGAAGAGAAGCAGAAAATAAGGCACTTGCTGCTCTCGATGAACTCTATGAGAAGCACGGTGATGCTATGCTGAAACTTGCTGAGATTGAGAAGGAAGAATGGGAACGCAAAGAACGCAGTGACACTGTGCTGCGACGGTATAATCACTTCTACAATGAAGAATGTTCTGGTCTTCCTCACGGCACACCAATAACCCCAGAACATATGCAAGCAATGGCACTTGAATGTATGATTGATGCTCTCCTTTGTGAGAATATGAATGTAGAGTATAATGCTATTGCTATTGATGATATTAAGGATTTGATTGCACGATTATATCAACAGAGTAATGAGTTTCTAAAGAGAGTACAAGAATTCAAAGATAGTGCTGATGGAGTAGCATAATGGACCTCACATTTAGACAACACATTTTGTTATTATCTGCAATCACGGTATTTTATGATGAGGTTGCAAAGACTGATAATTCTGAAATGAAACACGAAATTATGGAACTTGCTGATATTATCCAAGAGTCCGCAGAGAAGATGAAAAATGCCTGAAATAGACATATCAAAAGTTCTTATAGAAGGTGATACTGCAACCATTATGGGTGTAGAATATAAAAGAATGGAGAACAAAATGAGTCGCTTCACTGAAAATCCTGATGAGATTGTGTTGAAGAATATTGATCTATTTCACCTGGAAAGTATGAATGAAAGAACACTATGGATTGGTGTATATGGTAAGGATGGTAAAATCTATCACTTAAACATTTCTGCAGATGGTGATAAACTAAAATACTATTGGAGTCAAGAGGCACCATAAATAACAATACCTGTAAGTCGCATTATAGGTGGAAAAGGTGCTTTCGGGCACCTTTTCTTATATAAATAGTATTGCGACTTACAGAGTAGAACTATGACTTCACAAAGTCCAAGAATATACACATATAAGATTACCTTTGAAGAAGTTCCTTACTATTACTATGGAGTTCATAAGGAAAAAAAGTTTGATGAGGAGTATTGGGGAACACCAGTAACAAATAAATGGTGTTGGGAACTTTATACACCAAAGAAACAAATATTGGAAGTGTTTGATTATACTGATAATGGATGGGTGGAAGCAAATAGAATTGAAAAAATAATAATCAAACAATTTTATAATACAGATAGATGGTGTTTGAATGAAAGTTGTGGTGGGGATATTTCGTTAGATATAAGAAGAAAAACTGGTAAAATAATCGGTAAAATGGTAGGCAAGAAAAATGCTAAAAGAAACAAAGAACTTGGTGTTGCTATTTTTTCACTCACACCAGAACAATTGAGTGAAAATGGTAAAAAAGGAGCAGCAAAAGTAAAAGAACTTGGTCTTGGGATATTTGGAATGACTATGGAGCAAAAATTAAATGCCGCAAAAACTACAAACTCTCAAAGGTGGATGTGTGTTGAAACTGGTTTTATTACATCTTCTGGACCACTTACCAGATATCAACAAAAAAGAAATATAGACACTTCTAAACGAGTTAGAATATCATAAGGACACTTGAAGAACTGGCATAAAGGCACTTTACAGGTGCCCTTTTTGATGATATTATACTTTTATAAGCAACCAAACTGATGAACTACCTTTGTCTTGTTGATGGTCTTGTTGAGTATAGTAGCACCAGTTTGACTGATTTTGCTCATTACCAACTGATGTATGCCGAAGAACATCGTGATGCTAATGTAGAGTATCTTACTCTGACCGATGAAGAGTTTGATGCTTTGTTCCCTGTGGAGGATGAAGAGTGAGACTTGAAGAACCAACAAAATGGGAATATTTCCTTGATGGTTTCCGCAACATTCTGTGTATTATTGATTGTTATAATGACGGTGATGAATGGGGTTATGATGAGTTCTGGGAAAGTTTAAGTATTGGTTGGTATAGAGAATATATCTTTCCTTATGATGACCCATACAATCTAACTATCAGCCCAGAACGTAAGTTGAGATTAGCACAAGAACTACCAACATTTTATGTTTCAGAAGAAGCATATGATGAACTGATAGAAGCAATTAATAGTCCTCCAAAACCATCACAGGGACTGATTAACCTTATGAACCGTAAAGTACCTTGGGAAGAATGACTGATAAATCTAAAATGTTCTACAACATTTGGTGTTGTGCTTATAACCGACGAACACTATATAAAGGAACTGCAAGAGAACACAGAGAACACGAAACCGTGAGAATGTGTTTAGATATGAAAGACGTGAAGTTCTATCAGTTTGATACAGAAAGACCGCACTACATCTAATGACCTGGCCTCAATACATCTTCCAACACCTTATACCAACTTGGTTCTTTTCCTTTAAGCATAACTTTAGGATTTGGAGTGACTTGATGACTTCAAATTATGAGAGTTATGCACTAATGCGAGAAGATGACCCAGAGGAAGAATGTAAAGAATGGTTCTGGACTTCTCTGAATGAAGACGACACATATTCAAAAGATTTTCTTGAGTATCTACAGCAAATGGTAGATGATATTGAAAGTGGAAAGGTTAAGACTTATACTTTAGATGAGATAAGTGACCTTTTTAAGGAGGAAGACTGATGGGAATGTATGATACTATCCGTTCTTCATATGACTTGGGAGAACAATTTACAAATGTAGAGTTACAAACAAAGGATATTGAAGAATGTTATGGTGGCACAATGACTGACTACTGGATAGACCCAGCAGGTTATTTGTGGTGCGGTGATTATACTAACACTGCTGCTATGGAAATCTATGAGGAAGGACACCCAAAGTATAATGCTGATAAGTCGTGGTTGAACTTTGAGTGGATACCTACAGGAATTCACGGTAAGTATAGAGTTCATCCAATTACAAAATACGTAGAGATTTACGCTGCTAAATGGGACGGTGAATGGGCTGACTGGCCCCGTTGCAGAATCCACTTCAAGTATGGTAGAGTGGTTGAGCACGAACATCTCCCCAGAAATTGATTTCTACAGAACTATTCCCCTACGAAAATCACCCATACAGATTAGAGTTTGGTGAAAAGAAAAACCCTACAGTCTGTTTCTTTTCGTGTGAAGAACACTTGCAAAAATACCTCACACGGTATAAACTGGATGAGAGAACTATTAAACTTGATTACCGTGATGGAGAACCCGTTGAGTCTGGTAAAAAACAGCAGAACAGTATACAGAAAAGACCTAGAAAGACCAGTGACCGAAGTTCTGGTACAAGTAAAGGACGAACCACCCTCGTGGATTCCCCTAGAAACACTACTAGCCCTACAAAGCGTAAGAAATGACATCCAAAACTAATCTTATTCTTGCTCTGCAGCAAGTAGAAAACATTGGTAATCTTGTGCGAGAGAATAACTATGAAGCATTTTTTACTTCACATCTTTTGCCTATTAAATTTGAACTTGAACGACAACTAACACTACAAAAGAATGGAAAAGAAACTATATGATGATGCCTTCTATGTGGAGGAAAAGAAGTATGGGCTTTGGACCTCATCAGATAAAGAAGGTAATGGTATTATCACATCACTAACTGAGGAGCAGTGTGTTAGGTCTACACGATGGTATTTGAAAGCAAAGCAGGAGGGATTTGAGGAAACGCAAACATACGATGGCGAAGTAGGAGGCAAACTCTAAATATCAGAAGATGCCTATTCTTCGGATGGAAGAACTGCATAAAGGAGATACCGTTAAGTTTGTTGGTTGCTCCAAAGAACAGATAAACTGGGGCAACAATGATGACCCAAATAAACTACTTTTCGTTGGTGATAAGTATATCATTGAAAAAGTAGAAGTCCATTCATACCACACAAAATTGACACTTCGCGGTGTTTATGGTAGATTTAACTCAACTTGTTTTAAAAAAGTATGACTACAAGAACTTTTATTGACAAAAATGGAAACAGTTGGGAGTGGGAAGAAACTCCCGAAACTGTTGAAGCACTCAAACAATTACATAATACTGTGAAGCAAGTAAATGAACAGCAAACCACTAACGCCTGAAGAAGTCCAGGTAGCAGCAGAGCAATTCTTTCCACTATTTGATATTGTTCGCAATCGTATGCCCGAAAGTGCTACTATAGAAGACACACTGAAAGTAATGGAAACTGTCTGTGGTCTCGCACACAAACTTCGAGCAGAGGAAGAGAAAATCAAGTTCGGATTTAATAAGAATGAAACTAACACCGAACCAGCAACTGTGGGCTGATGTGTTTAGATGTGCTGTCTATCGGTCTAATCTTTACTTTGAAGAGAAAGACCTTGATAGGCACGCAAGAGAGCACACAACAGCAATTTTAGCACTTCAAAAGGGTGAAAAATTTTGGATGAAATTTCTGTAGAGTATCAATACCACGTTTTTGATGAAACAACTCCTTGGTATGAATGGTTAATGTATTGTGAAATCTGCCATCAATTAGACGTTCCAGGTCAACCTTCCCTGGGACGTTTTATGGCATATCGTAGATATTTAAAATCTGTTGGATTATTATAATGATTCGTAAATTTATCAAATGGTTTATCACACCTTCACCTAAGCCTATTGTTGAAGATGTTGACTTGTATGCTAAAATTGTAGAACTTGAGAATCGGATTGCAGACCTAGAATGTGAAAATGTGGAGACATCAAATTGTCTTTATGAACTATCAAATCATATTGAGGCAGTTGATGCTCGTATAGATATTTTGTCCGTTGAAGCATTTACAAAAAATGTATGAACTCGACGATTTTGAAAAAGCACTGTCACATTTTGGAAAAAGAGTTGAAATCATTATTGCACTTGAAATGGGTGGAAAGTTAAATGCTGAAGCTGCTTACAAGAATATTAAATATGAACTCAGAGAACTCAAAAAACTTAGAAAGAAGCACAACAAGGAGATGTAGTAATTGTGGTGAAGTAAAACCACTTGATGAAAATCACTACCAACCTCTAAAACATTTCAAAGAACACTTTTCGTTCTATTGCAACGAGTGTAACAAACCCAAACCCAAAGAAGATTGATTATGACTGACTTTGATTATAAAAAGTATTCACTTGAAAAACTTGAAACTTGGGTGAGAGATGCTGTGTCTTCTGCAGAAGCATCTCCGCACGAAATTTATGAAACCATCACAAAAGTTGTGAAGGACGAATACTATTACTTCAAAAACCAAACAAGTCGTCTTTATGAACTTCTTAGTTTATTGAATGGTTTTGGTAAGAGTCAATATGAATCTATTTCTGACCCTGACTTGTGGGATACTATTAAAGATAGAGAATATTATGAAGGATGGGATTATAAATTAACTTGTGATAAAGATGATAAGTCTCCCGAGTGTCAAAAAGCCTGGAATGATTTCTGGGAAGAGAACTATTATCCTGAAGAACATTCGCAATACTCTAAAGAAACAGTAGATGATGGTATGCGTCCTTGGGGTCATAGTGATTTGGAATATCTTGCCAACTCTGTTCTAACTGAAGACCGCATTAGTAATTTTCCTGGAGAACAATACTCTGAAGAAGAACTAAACGCGATGTGTGATAGAGCAGCATCGCAACAAGAGAAAGAAAAGTGCCGTGAATATAACCTACGGGAAGCAGAGTATTATGATAAGAGAGCAAAGCTTGACGCAGAGCAAGATAAAGTGGTAAAATGGCAACTACCTGTTGAAGTTGACGGATTAACTGGTGATTGTTTTATTCAATTCCCAGATGATTTGTTGGAAGCAGCGAATCTAAAAGAAGGCGACCAAGTAGAATGGGTTGACCTTAAAAATGGTAATTATGAATTGAGGAAAGTAAATGGCACTAAGTGAATCCGTAGAACAAAGCTTAAAAGAAGCAGAATCAAATTTGAGAAATGCTCTTGCATATTCTGCAAGACAAGAAAAACCTTTTGTAAGTCGTGAGATTTCGGAGATGATTTGTCGAATTGATAGTCTAATCAAAACCGACCAACTCCTAGATACACTTGAAAATAGAATGAAAGGATTGGGTGATGATAAAGGTTCTTTTGGAACTTTCTTTAGTTAAGAACTGTTAATACACTCTAAAGACAATATTAAGAAACCGCACATCTTGCTTAAATACTGTTAGGATATGAAGACAAACGCGGGAGCAAAACAGTATGACTCTTCCATCAAGGGGACAAGAGAATCTAACAGAAGATGAATGGTATAGAATGACCGCACTTAAAAATGTAATCAATCAAAGACCAGCAGCAGTTGTCCCAGAAAAAATGGAAGAGTTTACTGAGTATTTGGTGAGAAGTTTAAAAGAAAAGGGTGGTTGAATTAAAGTTACTTAGCTCCAAAGTGGACCTATAGTGTAAGCACATCATTGAAATGGCAACTCGCGGACGAATCGGACTGGAACTGAAAGACGGTTCTATTCTTTCGGTTTATCATCATTGGGACTCTTATGAATCCTGGTTGGGTCGTATTCTCACCACTCACTACAACTCTTATGAGAAAGCTGCAGAGTTGATTGATGGTGGAGATATGAGTTCTGCGTGGACTAATGCAGGTTTCAACAATGAAACTGTCGCACAAGGTCCGCTGTATTATTCTCAACGCGGTGATGATTGCCCCCCTCGCCTTGATGCTGACCTCTGTGAGTTTCTGCTGCCTGATAATAGCGAAGAGTATGCCTATGTCTTCCGCAATAGTGAGTGGGTATGCTATAATATGAATCAGTTTGACGACAGCAAACTGCCTGAAGTTGTTGAAATCCCTAGTGGAGCACTTGCAGTATGAATACTTATGAGTTTTGGAATGAATCTGCAGACGAAACTATTGAGATTGAAGCTGATGGATTTGAGGAAGCATCGACCATTATGTTTGGCGATGGAGAATACGATTCCAAAGATTGGACCCTTCTAACTGTAAACGGTCAGTATTGAACTATGAAAACTTCTACTGCTATTGGCGTTATTATTGGTGCTATTGCTATTGTAACTGCCAGCATCTTATTTGAAGCAGCATTGCTTGGATTGATTTTGTCTTGGTTCAACGTATCCTTGACCTTCTGGCAGAACCTTGCTATTGTGGTTCTTGCTAATATGATTTTCAAAAACACTGGGAGTTCTTCTAAGTGAATCGCAAATACATTATCACTTTTGCATTGGGATTCCTTGCAATCATTGGATGGAATGTGTTTCTAATCCAACGTGATGAGAAACTCTATGATTCATACTATCGCGCAAAAGCGATGGAGAATCTAAAGAAACCACCTTCTGCTGAAATACGGTGATTTACTTTCTTCTTATTTCTGCAGCATTTGGGTGGTTCTTTTATGTCCTATTCTCCAAACATTTTGATTACTTAGACGAGAGAAAAAACAAATGATTCCTAAACTACTTCGAGAGCTGATTATGAACGCCGAACGCGAAAAAGTTGCCCGTGATTTTTGGGACGAGATTGAGCGTCTTGCTGCCGAAAAAGAAGTGACTGTCGATTATTTCTTAGCTGAGTTTTACTGATGATTTTTATTGCTGGATTTGGTCTTGGTATTCTAGTCACAATCGGAGTTGCACTTATTGTCTCTGGTGATATTGACAACAACACTGATTTTCGTTAAACTTAAGGAGTAATTTACAAACAACAATGGCACAAAAGTTTCTCTACATTGTAGACCACTACATTCCTTTTCCTTCTAGTGAATATGGCGGACTTTGGAATGTAATTGCAGAAGATGATAACGAATGTTTTGATTTGATTTCTGCAGAAGATGATGGTAATTTCTACGAACAGCACTATACTGTTCTTCGTGAAAACATCTTAAATGCAAGAACTTATGCACTTGCCGAAGACTTGCAATCCACTGTTGTTGAAAGCTTTACGACCTGATGATTAATACTACAATCAACCGCCTGGAATTCGATTTGAAAGAACAGTACCAGGCACAAATTAATCGTCTTCAAAATAAGATTAGCGAGCAGGAACAAGAGATTGCCAAACTCAAAACACTGATTTCTCTTCTTACTATTGAACGAGAGTATGATTGCTGAATTTCCGCACAAAGCCCCAAAAGATTATAGTTATGAGTTCGAAGAGTTTAAACGTGGCGTGGTCTCTATTTGGTTGCGTTGTCATCGCAAGTTTGATTACAATAATGGTGCCTCAACCAGAACCATCTGGGGGTTTTGGTCAAAAAAAGATAGGAAGTTCTATTCTCCTGTAAATAGCAAAACTATTGGAAAAGAAATTGCGATTGATAAAACAACCCCATATACATCTATGCCATTAAAACTTACTCCTTTGGAAGCAGCATTTTTTTAGGTGTGGGGCATCAACTTGTGTCTTGGCGGATTATAGTTGTGTAAGACCCCTTAAGTATGGTATAATAAATACATATGTCTCGCCAAGGCACAAATGTATTACACTTACGCATATCTACGAGAAGATGGAACTCCTTACTACATCGGTAAAGGAACTGGTTATAGAATAAACGACAAAAAAAGAAAAAACATTAGTGTTCCACCAAGAAATAGAAGATTAATTCTCAAAACATTTTCTAATGAAAAAGATGCCTTCAAACACGAAATCTATATGATAAGTGTTTATGGTCGCAAAGATAAGAAAACAGGTATTTTGAGAAACCTGACAGATGGTGGTGAAGGAACTACAAATGTTATTCGCAGTAAAGAACATTTAAATGCCTTAAGTGAAGGTAGAAAACACATTTACACTGAAGAACATTCTAAAAAAATTAGCAAAACTCTAAAAGAAAAAAATATCAAACCACCCATACAAACAGGTAAAAAATGGTGGTATAATGGTGAAAAAACTACATTATCAAAAGAATGTCCAGGTCTCGGTTGGAAGCTTGGAAGACCCTCTGTAAATAATTGGAGTGTTTTGAACAAATGACATATGAACCACAAGTTAATGACTACGTTGTATGGTCGAAAGGTGTGGAAGGATGGGTTTATTTCAAAGACAGAGAATACATTACCATTGAGTATATTGTTCGACCAAAGGATGAAGTAAACCTTGAATGTTGCCCCATTCACAAAAATGAAAGATTACTTGTGATTTGTTATGCCCAGCAATGGAAAGAATTAAAATATATCAAGTCTCGTCAATCAATACATGAAAAAACAGAAAACTGCTTGGCGATTGCTTGCTAAAGCACTTGGAGAGAAAGCAAGTAAATGTGATAAGGAAGCAGATAAAGTAGCACTCATCCGTCTACTGATTACCATACAAATTCTTGTCACTAACTTCTTTATCATCTATGGTGTAATTCGTGTTAATCACTTCCCAATAGATAGACAACAAAAAGTTGAAGTTGTAATTGATGGTTCTGTGCTCCCAGAGTATCAACCTCCGCCAAGGAGAGAACTAAACAAACCATTTGAATTTGAATGAATTAAAGTTACTTAGCTCTAAACTGGACCTATAGTGTAAGGATGAATGATTCTATGGACTGCTTTGATGACATCCAAATTGAAGAAACTTCAGGTTTTGATTTCATCGAACAAGATTTAATTGACCTCATCGAAGAGGAAAACAATTTCAATATGAACGATTACCTAAACGGAAACTACGATTACTGATTATGACTGAAACAAGCAACTATTGGACTCCTAAACTCAACAATGCAACAAATCGTCGTATTGAGAAACTTGAAAGTGAGGGTGTAAAGATTAACACAAGCACACACGAAGGACGCAAGGTTATTGGTTACAATTACCTAGAACTTGCAAAAGACTGAACCTTAACTTATCAAAACAATGACCGAACACATCCCTAACGTCCTTCCCTACATCCGAGAACTGAAAGATACTTGGCGTCGTCAAGATTTCTCCTTCACTAAACAACAACAAGAAGAATATGACATTCTAATTGCTACTCGCCGCGAACGTGTTAAGTATTTCTATGACAATGATATGGTCTGCAAGATTAGTAAATCGGCACAAGATAAACTGAAAGAAGATAATTAGTAAGGTTGGGTCCAGTTGAGAGGCTGGACCCTTTCTATTGACTAAATACCTGAAAAGGGTTTATAGTCAATAAAGATGAGAAGTTTTCAGCAGTTCATGTCTATTTGTGAGGAAGTTGAAGACAAGTCGAAGAGACTTGGATTTGCTGCTACAATTAAGACTGCACAAGCAGGTGGTAGGGTTCGCCCAGAACGCAAGAAAACACCTGCCGAAATACGCAGAATGAAAGCTGTAGGTGGTGGTAAGATGGAACCTGTTGGTCCATACAAACCCCGCAAAGATATTGGAACTCAAAAGACTGCTGCTCAACGTCAGCAACAACCAGAGAAAGAGCGTGGAAGTAAGGAAGTCGCACAATCTTATGCTGAAAAAGTAAAAGCAGAACGTAGAGCAGCAGCACAAGCAAGAGCAGCAGCTAAGAAAGGTGGTTCTGCAACAACCACAGCAAAAGCAAAACCCAAAGACTTATCAAAACAAGCATCTCAACTTCTTTCAACAAAGAAAGCAGAAGAGAAACCAGCAACCCGCACAAATAGAAAGTGGAGAACTGAAACTGGTGCTGGTATGACAAAGAGCGAAAGAGCTAGTGCAAGAGGTAAAGAGAAAACTGCAAAAGCACAAGAAACTAAGAAATCTTCTAGTGAAATTCTTGCCAAGATGCGTAAAGAGTATGAAGAAGGTGGTGGTAAGTGGAGCAATGCTGTTGCAGTTAGAATGAGAGCAAAGGCAAAAGCAGCAGCACAAGCATCAGGAAGCTGAGGGGCAATTAAAGTTACTTAGCTCCAAAGTGGACCTATAGTATGACCGACAACATTATGAAAGTTTCTGAAAAACCCCAAATCATTAACGGTATGGAACATATGGTTACTACTGTTAATGGTTTGGACCGAGTGGAAATTAACAACAAACTTCATCATCTTGGCGACCAACTTATGAAACTCAAGTTGGAACAAGACCAACTTATTCAAATGCGGAATATGATTGACCGCCAGAATG